AACCGTATCTCCCGCCAGATGCTGCAGGAAATGGGTCGTGAACCGACGCCGGAAGAACTGGCTGAGCGTATGCTGATGCCGGAAGACAAAATCCGCAAAGTGCTGAAAATTGCCAAAGAGCCTATCTCCATGGAAACGCCAATCGGCGACGATGAAGATTCGCATCTGGGTGATTTCATCGAGGATACCACCCTCGAGTTGCCGCTGGATTCTGCGACCACTGAAAGCCTGCGTGCCGCAACGCACGACGTGCTGGCGGGTCTCACCGCGCGTGAAGCGAAAGTCCTGCGTATGCGTTTCGGTATCGATATGAATACCGACCACACGCTGGAAGAAGTGGGCAAACAGTTCGACGTGACTCGCGAACGTATCCGTCAGATCGAAGCGAAGGCTCTGCGCAAACTGCGCCACCCAAGCCGCTCTGAAGTGCTGCGTAGCTTCCTGGACGATTAATTCGTCGTATCGTTGTCGCGTAAAACAAGAACCGCACCCCTAAGGTGCGGTTTTTTTTTATCTTTTCTGTGATAGACGATCTCAATCCTAAGATTAACGAGCAGTCGAGCCAGCTGTAAGCGACTCCGCACAGGCTGGCTGTGAAAGCCGCCAGCCTTATCTTCCACGCAGAACCAATGCCTCATCCAACTCCCGATACGCCTCAACCAGCTTATCAAGCGTAATTCGACTTAACCCGCTCGGGTTTGGCAATATCCACACTTCGGTATCACCCACGGTCACCTCCTGCTTGCCCCATTTCGCGCCGCGCTGACTGAACGCCTGTTCAAACGCCTGCTTACCCAAAATGGCCAGCGACCTCGGCTGATAATCCTGCATTTTCGTTATCAACCCACGCCCGCCCTCACGCAGTTCGTGCAGCCCTACCTCGCTCGCCTGAACCGTTGGCCGGTCTACCAGTTTGGTCACACCACAGCCGTAATCAAGCATCAGCAGCGCATCCTCAGGCTTGAGCTGTTTATCGGTAAACCCCGCTAAATGAAGAACCTTCCAGAAGCGATTGGCGGGATGCGCAAAGGGCATACCCAGATGCGCAGAGGACTTACCCGGATTGATGCCGCAGAACACAACCCGCAGCCCCGGTTGAAGAATATCGCTAACCATGACATGACTCGCCTGAATGGATCATCCCTGAAGTATAAGGGATTGATTAGGCATTGTTTATAAAAACAGCACCCGTAGCGCATTTACTGGATTGGCGTCCGGAGTTCCATTATAATTCACGCCCACGGCCCCTTAGCTCAGTGGTTAGAGCAGGCGACTCATAATCGCTTGGTCGTTGGTTCAAACCCAACAGGGGCCACCAAATTTTAGCAGTAAATACATGCAGTTAGGCCACTTTCGCGAGTGGCCTTTTTGCTATCTAATCTGTGAGTGTCGCAAAAATGTCGCAGCACTTTTTTTTTCGACTCTTTCGCCAATCGATAAATCACTCCCATTACTCCATAAAAAAACCCGCACTCGGCGGGCATTTTGAGGAAATCTATCAGAGCCATAATGGCCGCTGACCACCAACAGTCGGGTGAGGTGGTGCCGGGTCAATTGCTCCCGGAGTGACAATAAAGCGTTCAATAGTTTCCATTGTCATAAACGTACAACTGCAGTTGATGTTCTGGCACTGGTGATAGCGCTCTTTCGTATTGTCGGTTAAATAGCGGCTTGTTCGTGCATGTGCTGCATGATGGCACTTCGGACAATGAAACATAACTCACCCCATTACTCACAAATAATGAATCAATGATAATCACTAATTCACTTATAGTGAATACATTTTATTATTCATCCGATTCAGTGCTGTACTCGACATCAGAAAGTTTAACCTCAAGCTCTAAGCCCGTCGTATAGCCACTATTATTCAGATTATGCGTTACCTTACTGATTAACCATGACTGCTCGTCTATGACGCGCTTAAAGCCTGAAACCCGCACCGGTGTCTCAGGGAATAAATCGGCGCGACCGTATGCCAGCGAGATTGAGAACTCCGCCACGCCACGCTGCAATTTATCCCACTTAGCCTGAGCGGCGCGCATTGCCTGCGCTTTTGAGGCGTAGATTGTCGTCAGCGCCAGCACATTATCGGCTTCCCCGGCCATATACTCACCCTCGCGTGCTTCTTGCTCCTTTTTTGCCGTGGTCTTTTTGCTGACAGGCTTCGCTTTTGGGTGCTGCAGTGCGCGCAGGTGTTGCTCTTTTGGCTTTCTGGTCAGCGTCACTTTCTGCTTTTGCAGCTTAGGGTCTTTCGTGTGTAGCCATTTCGCTGTCACGCCGGTATAAGCCCCCCGGTCAGCGATGGCAAAGTGATGACGGTCGCCATCGCTGCGGGTCAGTGTCAATTGCGGAATGGGTTTCCCACTGGCTGTCGCTGCGCTACCCGCTTTCAGAAATAGCAACTTCCCCGCTTTCACCGAGACCGCTGCGCCATTACGGTCAGCCAGCCGGGTCAGAAATACGGCGTCGGATTCCTGCGACTGGTCGATGTGTGGTACCGCGATTGTACTGAGAGATTCCGCGACGCTGGCCGTCAGTTTGTTGCGCTTTGCAATCGTGCTGACCAGTTCACCGAGGGTGGTGTCGTGCCATGATTCCTCACGCCGGGAATTGAGTGTTCCGCGAAAGTCAGCACTTCGCGCCCGGATTGTCAGGGTATCGGGTGCGCCCCGGTGTTCGATTTCATCGACTGTAAAATCGCCCTTATTGAGCAGCGCCGAACCCTGCCAGCCAAGCCACAGTGTCAGCACTGCCCCGCGCAGGGGTAACTCGACTTTTCCGTCAGTATCATCGAGCTCGATATCGAGCTGGTCAGCTTCAAAACCGCGATTGTCGGTCATGGTCAGCGAAATCAGCCTGTCACTAAAATTGCTGGTAATGTCCTGGTTGTTCAGTGTCAGCATGAATGCCGGTGCGAGGGTGGCACCGGCATCAATGGTCATGCCTGTTATCATCCTGTCAGCCCTCCGAGCGCGCCCTGCAATTGCCCCGTCAGATTACCGGCAGCGCCGAGAAGGTCACTGGCCTGTTTATTGAGGTCGCCAAACATTGCCGTCAGGGAGTCGTCGACACGTTTCAGTGAAAGTGTGAACTCAATCTTTCTGGCCGCGCCATCACTGAAAAATTCAGTGTGAGTGGTCGATACCTTATCGACGATATACATCCCGAAAATGTCACCCGTTCCCTCGATTAACGGCCACGCTTTACCTTCGTCAGCCATCAGCTCAACCGCTCGCAGGGAAATCCGGCCGCCGGTAATGGCCGGGTAAAGTGTTCCGCCAAGCTGGCGTGAGGTTTCCCCCTCGCCAAGAAACTGATACGCAGGCGGCTTGCCAACCCGGTCATTTGACACCCATCGGTAATCTTTTGAATGCTGCATTGACTGGTAGGGCAGCGTGCGGCGTTCAAAAACAAACATTCCAAGCGCTAACATCATCATTTTATCCTCCCTCAGTCATGGCGCATGCTGGCACGCTGGCGCGCGCGTTTATCGCGTTCAATTTGTTCGAGCGTGTCGCGCAGTTGGCGGTCGAGCTGATGCCCCGGCGCTACGCCACCCGGCAGAGTAATGTTGTACTCGCTTTTACTCTGGTCAATGTAAGAACGCCCAGCCGGTGCGGTGACGGGCTGATAAGCCTGATACCCGCCATAACTACTGGTGGCAGGAATGTAGGAATTACCCTGCGTGGCTGCATTGGTTTTAGTGGCGGTCTGGTCGAGGTTTTCCGACTCTTTGTTGATAATGCCGAGCTTTTCGAGAAGCCAGTCGACACCGCTGCGCAGCTTATTGAACATGTTCAACGGTGCCAACAGGGCGGATGCCAGAGCCTGACCAAAAACGACGCCAACATTTTTGCAGCTATCGAGTGTTTCCTGCGTGGCCTTGACTGGCGCTATGAGGTCTTTAAACCATTTCCAGACGCCGCGCAGTTTCTCTCCGAGACCGTCAAAGATGGGGGCCAGTGGAGCGAACATTTCCCCGACTGGCGCAAAGGCACTCATGATGCCCTCAATCACCCCCGAGAAAAATGCGCTGATGGGTTCCCAATATTTACGGATGAGCAGCGCCGTCGCAACGAAAGCCGCCCCGATTGCCACAATCGGCCAGGTAATCGCCCCAAGCGCGGTCACAATGGCGCTACCGGTGACCGTAAAGACCGTACCCAGCACGCCAGCGGCGGCAATGATGGCATTAATCCCCATCACCACCGGCCACGCAACGAGACCAATCCCGCCAATGATGCCAATCAGCGCCAGCGCGCCACCGGCAATGATGCCGATGGTCTGCGCGAGGTCTTTATTATTCTTAATCCAGTCATCGAGCTTTAACACATACTGCGTGGCCGTTTGGGTAAGCTTACGCAGTGAGCCCTCTTGCTGGTCAAAAAGATCAGTGCCGACCGCTTCATAAGCAGACTGGAACTCTTTGAAGTCGCCGCCGAGGTTATCCTGCATCACCTTAACCAGTTCCTCGGTTTTACCGTCCGAGGTTTTCAGGGCGGCGGTGAGCTGGTCAAGCTTTCCGCTGGCCGCTGCAGCCATCAGCACATTAGCTGATGAGCTGGCTTCCTCACCGAATATCGTTTTCATGTATTCAGCTTGCTGGCCGGTGCCGAGGTTGTTGCGCTTAAAGCTGGCCTGCATTTCCTTGAGGATGGTAAATATTGGGCGTGTATTACCTTTGCTGTCGGAGGTTTTGACGCCCAGCTCTTTGAGCGCATCCCAGGCTTTGCCGGTTGGTGCCTGCAAGCGACTTAATACTGCACGGCTCCCGGTACCCGCCATTGAGCCGGTGATTTTGGCGTCATGAAGCGCGCCCACCATTGCGGCAGTTTCTTCAATGCTGACACCGGCGTTTTTAGCCACCGGCGCGGCATAAGTCAGCGCATCACTGAGCCCGTCGAAATCGGCAGCGGTTTTATTCATCACCGTCGACAGAACGTCGCCAATATGCGCAACCTTGTCATTAGAAAGCTGAAACGCAGAGCGCATCCCCATCAACAGCGCGGCGTTTTCTTCCATCGTGCGCTGATTGGCTAGCGCCATGTTTAAGGTCACCGGCGTTGTGGCCTGAATGGCGGCAGCATCACCACCACCTTTCGCAATAATAATCTGTGCGCTGGCTGCATCATCGGCAGAGGCGGCAGTGTTATCGCCGAGCTGGCGCGCCTGTTTACGTAGCGCCTGCATTTCTGGTGACTGCTTACCGACCCCGAGCACGGCCTGCAGCTCGGAATTTTTCTGCGCAAAGTCGAAGCCTGGCATCATCAGCTTGACCCCGGCCATCGTGCCAGCCGTCGCGATACCGACCCCGGCAGCACCGGCCGCAGCCATGTTCCCGGCGAGATCCTTCCCTTTCTGGTAACGCTCTTTAACCCGGTTTAATTTCGCCTGCTGTTCACTGACCCGCGCCAGTGCCTCACGTTGCCGGTTGAGTTGTGCCGTTGTCTCGCTGATGCGTGTTTGTAACCCGCGCTCGTCATTCGCCAGATTGCGGGTATTAATTCCCACTGCACCCAGTTCACGTTGCTGGCGCTTCACGGATTCTGTGAGGCTGTTGTATTTCACCTGCAGGCCATCAGCGGCGCGTTTTGCTGATTCCAGCACTTGCGCCTGCGCGCGCGTTGGCCGTTCGGTGTTTTTAAACTGAGTCGCAAGTTCTTCGGCTTCCCGCTTTGCCTTTTCCAGTGACTGACCGGTCACGGCCAGTTGTGCACTGGCCTTGCGAAAGCCGTCAATTTTCGCCGCCTGGCCATTCAGATCACGCAGTCCTTTTTGTGTCTCGCGAATATCCCCCGTCAGGGTTTTACTCGCGGTCTGAATGGATTTAAGCGGTCGGGTCGCCTGGTCGACCGCTTTCAGCAAAACCTCAAGTCTTAAGTTATTGCTCATTGTGGTTTCCGCTACGCTGCAGCGCCTTGTCGCGCCATGTGATGAGCTCGGTCAGGCTCAGGGAGTAGAGCTCTGAGGGCGACCAGTGAAAAATCACTGCGATATCCGCCATCAGGTCATCGACCGACAGGGTCGGGGGGAAATTCAGCGCGCCGAAGCCGGTGACAAAAAACCAATCACCTTACCGGCAAGTTGCAGCAGGTCGGGCAGTTTCATTGCTGAAAGCTCGGTTTCGGTGAGCGCGGGATAGGTCATGCGCGGCAGGACTTTAATCAGCGCATCAACTTCGGACTGCGCCACCGCCGCCAGACTGACACCGCGCAGGGTTCCGGCGTTCGGTTCAATCAGGGTGACCTTTTCAATCGTCTGACCGCTGCGCTTAATCGGCGTATCGAGGGTGACGACGTTCGGGTTTGCGCTTTCGATTTCGCTGCCTGCGTTATCGACAAATTCAGGTGCCGTTTTTTTTACGTTTGCCATGATGTTTATCTCTGTTCTGAATGGAGGTATTAACCGGCCAGCAGTGCCGACCGGTCAGGGGATTACAGACCGATAGCGCGGCGGTGCTGTTCCAGTCGGTCGACGCCGTTTACTTTCTCGACCATGTTCACGACGTCGATTTCGATAATGTCGCTACCGTCAATCGTGAGGCGATAATAGGTGCAGACGGTCGACAATTTAGTCGACGTGTTTTCACCCTGCTTAAGCTCGCCACCGTCGATTTCTTTATGACGGCCACGCATGACCACCTCGACCGGGATAATCTCGCCGGTATCGTCGCGCTGATAGGAGCCCGCGAAACGCAGCGGTACAGAATCGGCACCCGGTGCGGCGTATTGCGCCCACAGCGCCACATCAGGCAGACCACCGAGCGACCATTCGACCGTCAGTGCATCATCGTCGATGCCGAGGTCAATCGAGGCGGAACCGTTCATACCACCGCCGCGATAGTTCTCGAGCTTGCGGGTCAGTTTTGGCAGCGTCACGGATTCGGCGACGCCCATGTAACTGAGGCCGTCATTGAACATGTTCAAATATTTAAGTTTGCGGGGAAGTGCCATGTTGTTTCAGGCTCCTTAGCTGTTGACCGATTCGGACAGGTTCACCAGATATTTATCGGTGATGCGCTGGCGCAGGGTCAGGCTTTCCAGTGGCGGAACCGGCGTATAGTCGTAATCGATATACAGTTTCCCGGCCTTGAGGGTTTCCTTGTCGTTCGACTCTTCGTCGTACCAGCATTCGCCGTCCACGATGTAGCCGTTAGATTTCAGCTCGCGAAATTTGGCATTGATGCCGTCGACAATGTCACGAATCAGCGTGGCGGTGATGGGCTTATCGACCGCCCACATGTGCGCCTCGGCCATCGTGTCGGCCAGCACCTGTGCGGTGCGGGTGTAGTTCTCAAACAGGAACAGCGGATCATCAGAGCAGCAACGGTTACCCCAAAAACGGAAACCATCTTTACGCACCAGCGTCGTCACTCCCGCCTCATTGAGTAGGTCAGCATCGGTGCCGGATGCCTGCAAATCCCAAAAGACCGAGGCACTGATACCGGTGACGCCCTGCACGCCGACGTTCGATAGGGTTTTGTGCCAGCCGACCGTCTGGTCGATATAAGCGCGCAGGCCAAGTGCTCGCGCCGTAGCGTAGGCGGTCTCGGTGGCGTTCGCCGTGGTATCCCATGACAGGAAATCAGGCCAGATGACCATCAACTCGCGCTGGCTGAAATTCTCGCGATATTCGATAGCCTCAGAAATGGTCTTACAACCCCACGCACTGATGTAGCCAAACGCACGCAGGCTGATACACACGGACGCGAGCGCGGTCGCCACTTCCAGCGTATCGAGACCCGGCACGCCGAGAATGCGGGGCTTAACGCCGGTCACCGCTTCTGCGGTCAACAATGCTTTCAGGCCAGTGTACTGACCGTTTTCATCCGTGCCGCCGATGATATTGGAAATGGTTTGTGCCTGTGCCGCATCGGGGTCATCGTCAACACCTTCGGCAACACGCACGACAACAGTGACGGGTTTTGACTGGTCGGCGATGGCCTGCAGGGATGCAGCCAGCGTGCCTTTTTTACCGGCTTTCGCAATGGCGCTCTGCACATTGGTAATCAGGGTCGGCTTGTTGAGGGGGAATGTCGCTTCGTCTGCATCGCTGGCCGTACAGACCATGCCGACGATTGCGGTCGCGACCGTGGAAATGACGCGGGTGCCGTCGTTAATTTCAAGCACCTGCACGCCGTGGTGAAAATCACTCATCCGGTTAACTCCGTGGTTAGTGGGCGAGTGTCATTGTCCTGGCTGGTCTGTTGAGGGGCTATTTATCAGGAATGGTTGTTGTCTGGCACAACATCGGATCGCCCTCGCTGGACGCAGGAAATTTTTTATAAAGCGTGGAAATGCCAACATCAAAAATAATGGCGACTTTTGAGCGCGTGACTCCCGCCGCGATAAGCCGACCAGCCTGCTCCCATTGCTCAATCGTGAGCTTTGGTTTACGCCCACCAACACGGCCCTGCAATCTCGCGGCCTCAAGCCCTGCGCGTGTTCTCTCTACAATGAGTTCACGCTCCATTTCTGCCAGCGCCCCCATAACGTGGAAGAAAAACCGCCCCATTGGAGTCGATGTATCAATACTGTCGGTCAGACTACGAAAGTTAATACCTTTCTGGCGTAACTCTTCTATCAATGTGACCAAATGGCGCATGCTCCGCCCCAGCCGGTCAAGCTTCCAGACGACCAGTGTGTCACCCGCAGCCAGGGTCTTTAAGACCTTTTTAAGTCCCGGCCTTTCCGATGTTTTGCCGCTTATCTTGTCTTCAAATATCAGCTCACATCCTGCGCTTTCTAACGCGTTTCGTTGTAATGCCGTGTTTTGCTCATTTGTTGACACCCTAACGTAGCCGACCAGCATGGTTTTCCGTCCTTTAAAAAGGCGAAAGAATGCCATGCAGCGATGAAATCTGCATTTTCTTAAAGGTTGGTTTG